TACAACAGTTAATTTTAATATCAACACAGTAGATGCTTCTGGCTTTGAAGAATTACTTGTAAGATCAAGAGGAACTATTACACAATTAATTAATAGTGCAGTTAATGAAAGAGGGAGTAGAAACTTAATCTAATGTCAGGTGCTTTTCCAATATCTTCTGCAAAGTTTGAATCTTTAGGAATAAGGTCTATTCAAAATACTATTATATCGAAAACTGTATCTGGTAAGAAACTTGCTAGACAAATAGACAATCAAAGATGGGCATTTACAATTAGAATAGTTACAGCAACTAGATCAGATGTTTATGGAGAGCTAATGGCTTTTATAGTTAAACAAAGATCAGGCAAAGAAAACTTTACTATAATCCCACCAGAAGTAGAAGATGCTAGAGGTAATGAAACAGGAACAGTATTAGTTAATGGTGTTCACGCAGTAGGAGATACAACGATTGCTATGGACGGACATAATAATGATGGAACACACAAATTTATGACTGGAGATTTTTTAAAGTTTGCTTCACATAATAAAGTATATATGGTTGTAGCAGATGTAACTTCTTCTAGTAATGCTTCAACAGTAACTATTGAGCCACCTTTACTTACAGCACTTGCAAATGATTCTATAGTAACTTATGATAATGTTCCTTTTACAGTACATTTAACAAACGATATTCAAGAGTTTGGTGTAGTTGGAACTGCTAAAGATGGTGCATTATTATATCAATTTGAATTTGATGTTGAAGAAGCATTGTAGATGAAATATAAAGTCAAGTATTGGATAAGTGTTGATTTCTTAGCAGAAGAAATAATTGAAGCTGATGATTTTAATTCTCAATCCTTTAATCAAGGTAAGTATAGCGAACCATCTAAAAATGCTCGTTATATGGTCAATGATACAGTAAAAATTAACAGACGAACATTTGAGGAACATGACGAGAAGCCTAACAACAGCGATAAAGAACGAACTAGCAACAAATGATATTAGGCCTGTTCATCTTATTACTATTGGGTTTGGTACTCCTATTAATATAACAGATTGCTCATTTGATCTAACTTCATCAGTTTCAGGCTCATCAGTAACATATTCTTCTAGTGATTTTATACTAGGTTTATCTAATCATAGTGAACAAACAGATTTAACTAAAGCTAGTTTAAATTTAACATTATCTGGTGCCGATCAAACATTCATATCTTTAGTTTTAAATGAAAATGTAACAAATGACACAGTAGATATTTATAGAGGTTTTTTAAATGATTCTAATACATTAATTGCTGACCCATTTCTTTTATATAAAGGCCATGTAGAAAGTTTTGGAATACAAGAATCTGAAAAAGATAGCACAGTAGGTTTATCAATAGTTTCACATTGGGCTGACTTTGAAAAAAAGAATGGTCGTAAAACAAACAACACATCACAACAAAGATTCTTTAGTACAGATGTTGGAATGGATTTTAGTTCTCAAACTGTATTAGATATTAAGTGGGGTAGAGCATAATGGGTTGGTTTAAAAAAACTATTGGTAAAGTTGTATCTCCTGTTTTAAAAGTATTTGGAGTTAATCCTTTTGTTGCTTTAGGTATTAGTTTATTTTTATCTTGGATATTAAGACCAAAAGTCCCTGAAATGGAAGATTTTGGAACTAACTCTTTTGATGATTTTGAAAGAGGATTATTAGTTAATAAACAATCTAATGACGCAAATATTCCTGTAATTTATGGAGAAAGACTTACAGGGGGAACTAGAGTTTTCATGGAAACTTCAGGAACTGATAACACTTATTTATATATGTGTATCGTTATGGCAGAGGGAGAGATTAACGATATAGAAGAAATTAGAGTAGATGATAAAGTAGTTACTTGGGCAAGTACATTATCAGATGGTACAGCAGTTGAAGTAGGAAGTGGAGATAGTAATTTTTATAAAGATTCAGCTAGTTTAATTAGAGTAGAACCACACTATGGAACAGATGGGCAATCAGCATCATCTTTATTATCAACACTATCATCATGGGGAAGTAATCATAAATTATCAGGTCTTTGTTATTTAGCAATTAGACTTAAATGGAACGCAGACGCATTTTCTGGACTTCCTAAAATACAAGCAAAGATACAAGGTAAAAAAGTTGTATCTTACAATTCAAGTTTAGTTGCTCAATCGTCATCTTATTCTACAAACCCAGCATGGTGTTTATTAGACTATTTAACTAACACTAGATATGGAAAAGGTTTAACAACAAGTGAAATAGATTTACAAAGTTTTTATGATGCCTCAGTTGTTTGTACAACACAAGTAACACCATATTCAGGTGGTAGTGATATAAATATTTTTGACACAAATACTGCATTAGATACTTCAAAAAATATCTTAACTAATGTTAGAGAACTTATAAAAGGTTGCAGAGGTTATCTTCCATATAGTGCTGGTAAATATAGTTTAGTTATCGAAACAACAGGAAGTGCGTCTATCACATTAACAGAAGATGATATTATAGGTGGATATAGTTTAACAACACCTGATAAAAATGAAAAATACAATAGAGTTATAGTTGGTTTTGTTGACCCAGCAAGAAATTATCAAGTTAATGAAGTTCAATATCCAGCTATTGATGATAGTGGTTATGCAACAGCAGATAAACACGCAACTATGAAAACTGATGATGGTGGATTCTTATTAGAGGGTAGATTTTCATTCAGTACAATCACTAGCCAATATCAAGCAGAAGAAATGGCAGAGGTAATTTTAAGAAGAAGTAGAGAAGCATTATCTTTAGGTATTACAGTTAGTTTAGATGCTTATGATTTAGCAATAGGAGATATAGTTAATATTACACATTCTTCTTTAGGATTTTCTGCTAAACCTTTTAGATGTTTAGGAATTACTTTTAATGAAGATTTTACTGTTGGTTTATCTTTAGTAGAACACCAAAATTCACATTATACTTGGGCAACGAAAGTACAAGCAACAGCAACACCATCAACTAATTTACCTAACCCTTATACTATTCAACCACCAGCTAGTATTACTTTAGATGATACTTTAGTTGAATATAATGATGGAACTGTAATTGTAGCTTTAGATGTATCAATAGGTGCTTCTCCTGATAGCTTTGTTGATTACTACCAAGTAGAATACAAGCTAAGTACAGATTCAAATTATATTATTTATGCACAAGGTTCAGGATTAATTCATAGAGTTTTAAATGTAATAGATCAAAAAATTTATGATGTAAGAGTTAAAGCTATAAATAGTTTAGGAGTTTCATCAACTTATGTATCAGCACAAAGAACTATTATTGGTGCAGTAGAGCCACCAGCAGATGTAACAGATTTTTCTTGTAATATTGTAGGTAAAACTGCTCACTTATCATGGACACAGATACCAGATTTAGATTTAGCATTTTACAGTTTAAGATTTAGTGAAGAAACAGATGGAACTGCTGATTGGCAAAACTCAGTAGCATTAGTAGAAAAAGTATCAAGACCAGCAACCTCAATATCTGTACCAGCAAGGGCTGGAACTTATCTTTTAAAAGCTGTTGATAAGCTAGGAAACTTTAGTTCAAATGCAACTGCTATTATTTCTAATGTAACAGGAATAGATAGTTTTAACACTATAACAAGTGTATCTGAACATCCTGATTTTAATGGAACTTTAACAAATGTTGTAGTGAATGATAGTACAATACAATTAGATTCATCAGAATTATTTGATAGTGCTTCAGGAAATTTTGATACAGAAACAAGTAGATTTTTTGATTCAGGCGTAGCAAATGCTGATTTTTTTGCTAGTGGTAATTATTTATTTTCAGATGTTATAGATATAGGTGCTAAACACACAGCTAGAATTACAGCAAGTTTAACACAAACTGCTGATAACCCTGATGACTTATTTGATAATAGATCAGGATTTTTTGATACTACAAGTTCAAATTTTGATGGAGATGTAGGTGCTAACTGTAATGCTCATATTGAGATTGCAACAAGTGATGATAATTCTACATTTACTGCTTTTCAAAATTTTGTGATTGGAGATTACACAGCTAGATATTATAAATTTAGAGTTGTTTTAACTTCTTCTGATTTAGCTTCTACTCCTGTTGTATCAGCAGTAACAGTAACGATTGATATGCAAGATAGAATATTTAGTGGAAATGATATAACATCTGGTGCTGGAACAAAAACTGTAGTATTTACAAACCCATATAAAACTGTTAATTATGCTTTAGGAATCACAGGCGAAGATATGGCTACAGGAGATTTCTTTACAGTATCTAATAAAACAATTAATGGTTTTGATGTTTTATTTAAAAATTCAGGTGGAACAAATGTGTCAAGAACATTTGATTTTATTGCAAAAGGGTTTTAAAAGGAGTATAAAACAATTATGTCACAACACGATTACGATATAGCTAACCAATCATTTCCAGCATTTAGAACTGATCTCAATAATGTTCTAGGTGCTATTAATTCATCTAATTCAGGAACTTCAAGACCAAGTTCAGCAACCACAGGAACTATTTGGTTGGACACAACGAACTCTGGCTCAAACTCTTTATCACTAAAATTCTATGATGGCGCACAAGATATTGAACTTGCAACAGTTGATACATCAGCTAACACAGTTAATTTTTTAGACAGCGTTGTTGGTGGTGTTTCATTTAAAGAGGGTGGAACAAACTTTACAAATTCATTATTAGTTGGTCACTCAACAACAGGAACTTTAAGTTCTGCTGAAAGAAACACAGGAGTTGGTGTTGAATCTTTAGATGCAATAACAAGTGGTGATGATAATACAGCTGTAGGTTATCTAGCTGGTTCATCTATCACATCTGGTACTAATAATACATTTGTTGGAAAAAGTGCTGGAGATAGTGTTACTACTTCTGGCAGTAATGTAGGAATGGGATTTTATACTTTATCAGCAATAAGTACAGGAGCAAATAATAATGTAGCAATTGGTAGAAGTGCCATGAAAGATAGTAATGGTTCAAATTGTGATGGTAATGTTGCTATAGGTAGTTCAGCTTTAGAAGATGTTACTGGTGCTAATAATATTGGAATTGGTGAGACTGCTGGCGATAATATTACCTCTGGTGCTGGTAATGTAATTATTGGAGTTGTTGACGCAGATAGTGCAACAGGATCAAGACAATTAAAAATTGCTGGATATGATGGTTCAACAACTACTACTTGGATTGATGGTAATAGTTCTGGTGTAGTTACTTTTAATGGTGCAAATGTAACTCAACAAGCATTAACATCATCATCAAATGCTGTAGCTTGGGATTCTTCTGCTAAACCAAACGCATATCATTTAACAACAGAAAACACTACTTTCTCTGCACCAAGTAATGCTGTAGAGGGTGCTTTTATTTGTATAGAGATTAACTACAATGGTTCACACACAATAGCATTTAATACTGTATTTGAATTTGCTGGAAGCACAGCACCAACCTTTACTTCAACAGATGCAAAAACTGATATTTTAGTTTTCAAATATAATGGTGCTATTTGGCAAGAAGTTGGTAGAACATTAAACCTAAGTGAAAGTTAAAATATGTACGCATTAGTAGAAGATAGTTCAGTAACAAAAATAATAACAAATCCTAAAACTATGGTTATAGGAGATGTAAGATACCCAGCTAAAATATTTCAGTTATGGTCAGGATCAGAATTAAATGCAATAGGTATTTATGAAGTAGTAACTGATTCATCTAATTTTAAAGATGAGAAATGGTACATCAACACAAATGAATCTTATGCTTTTGCAGATAATCAAGTTACTAGATCATGGGGAACTGCTACACCTAAAGCACACGCAGATAGCTTATGGACACAAGCAGATTCAGATGATGGAGATTTACCAGATGATAAATCAGTTGGAGATGTAAAAACTAGAGGATTAAAATATAATTTAATACAAACTTTAAAACAACAAGTAGCTGGAGAACTAGCAAACACAGATTGGTATATAACTAGAAACACAGAAAAATCTACTGCTATACCAAGTGCTATATCTACTCACAGAGATGCAGTTAGAACTAAACAAGCAAGTATGGAAACACAAATTACAAATGCAAGTGATACTCCAGCACTTGAGACTTTATACACATACACTACTGATAGTGATGGTGTTCAATCAAGACCATTAGGCGAACTTCCAATATTGGAGAGTTAATGATTATTCTTGGAACTAACTCCATAAAAGACACAGGCTATG